TTCATTACACCATCCTGGAACACGAAACACGTCCCGTATCTTTCGCCGAGGCTCCATGTGCTTGAGTCGCTGCTGTAGAAATGGAACTTGCGCAGAAGCCCCCAGTTCGTGCATCCGAGTGCGTGAACCTTGGAGCCGTTTTCTGCTGCCGTGTCGAGGAAGTAGTGAAGCGGTTTCCAGTCGTTCGCCTTGAGCCATTTGCTCGATGCTGTAAATCCGCTAAGCGAGAGCGCGACATAGGGGTAGTTTTTCACCATGTCGAGCCATCCTTCCTTCTTGCGGCCTAGATGCCAAACGGGGATGCTTTGCTTTCCCGTTGCGCGTTCTATGCGGTTTCGGATTTGCTTGACCTTGTCTATGCCGACGATTTCGTCAATGTCCATTTCGATGAAATGGTCGATGTGTGCGCCCTTTATCCATTCGATGTAGCTGTCGATGTAGCTGTCGTCAATCTTCTTGCCGCTTGCCATCGCCGTGAAGGCGCCGCTGTCCGCGATGAAGTGGTTGAACTCGCGAACATCGTTTCCCATCAACGAGCTTTTATATTCAAAGGACGTAAGGATATTGAGTTCCTTCTTCGGGAACTTTGTGTAGAAATCTCCTACGAGTCCATCTGTCGCCATGTGTAGAAGCATTATTTCTCGAAGGTCTTTCCGCAGTGGGGACAGGTGATAGTCTTGGGTTTCTTCTGCGGATTTTCTTCGTCCGTCAGGAAACTGTCGAAATCCACGTTCTCGTTTGGTAGGAATCCGAACTGTTCCAGGTCAAAGGCTGCTTCTCCGAGGAACGAAAGTTCCTCGTTGAGCTTCTGGAAATCCCAGCCGCTAAATTCCGAGACTTTGTTGTCAGCGAGGCGGAACGCCTTAATCTGATTCGGGGTCAGGTCGTCCGCGACGATGCAGGGGACTTTTTGCAGCTCCAGCTTCTGCGCGGCGAGATAGCGCGTGTGTCCCGCGACGATTACGTTTTCCCTGTCGATGATGATGGGAACCTTGAAACCGAACTCGGAAATGCTCGCGGCCACCTTGTCAACTGCCGCCTCGTTGTTGCGCGGGTTATTCTCGTATGGCTTCAAAAGCCCGATTTCGACTTCCCGAATTTCCATAAAATTGAATCCTATGCAAAAGAATTGAATAGAATTTAATACATTTTTAAATAAAATGCAATAAAATTTGCATACAATTCAATTTTTCTTTGATTATACCTTTACAAATTCGGCAAATAAACCTATCTTGATTAGGTAAAACGGGAGAATCCTATGCCAGCAAGGTGTCCGCATTGCGGAAAAATTCTTACGGACGCGGAAGTGCGTTCAATTCATTCGCAGATGATTGGGAGTCGTCCCAAGCCCACCAGCGCCGAGAACGGCAAGAAGGGCGGAAGGCCCAAGGGCGCAAAAAACAAACCCAAGGAAAAAGAATAAGAAGCTATTTCTGCGCTTCCATCTTTCCCCTGATAAACGAAACATCGCTCTTTATGTCGGAAAGAGTCCCCTTGAGGATTTCCGATTCCCGTTCCACTTTTGATGTTCGCTGCTCGATAAGTTCGATGCGCGTTTCCATCTTGGCCATGGAAACGGCGGTCCTTTCCGAACCCTCGCTTACTTCGCTGTGGCTCTTGACATAGGCTGTAGTCGCCGAAGCAAGCGCGATGAGCGCAAGGATGAGGGGCTTCAACATTTCGCGCCATTTGGCGCTGTCCTTTCTAGTTGTCATGCCGTTCTACCTAATTCAAGGAAGTCCACACGGGGTAATTGTTCGAGTCCTTGCCTCTGTAGATAAACTGTTTGCTGTTTCCCGCCTCTATAGTCGCGATGTGATGCGACTGCGATGTATCGCTCGCCTGAAAGACAGCGATAGGGTGGTTTACGGGTCTTCCGCCACCATATTTCCCCGTATTGGTGACAAGAATGACTTCGCCGACTTCATGTCTGTCGGAGTTTAGCGTAAAATCGGAATTACCCTGGTAGCCGCTTGTGCCTGGACAAACGGCTGTGTAGTATTCAGACGGTATGCCGGATGTGCAGTGACTTTCGCAGTTTGTCATGGAACGATACTGTCCCTGGCTCGCGTCTCCGTCGGACTGTTCCAGCGGCGTGAAGTTGAGAATAAGCTGGTCTGTGGAGAGTTTCTTTATAGTTGCCTGTCCACTTATGGACAAGACCTGGGCGGAGATATACTGCGTCGTGAGCGCTATCATCGTAATCTTCGTTGTTCCGCCCGGTCCCTTGATTTCGAGGCCGCTTGGCCCAAGCTCCGATGTATAGAGATTGTGCGTTGCGGTGCTTCCACTTTTGGCGATAAATTTTCCGCTAGAGGTAATATCTCCATCGAGATTGATGGAATGGTCTATCACAAGCTCGTTCGTGGAAGCATTGACGGAAAGTGTGACTGTATGATTGGAGTTCCTAAGCGTGAGCGAATAGGCGGAAAGAAAGGTCGTTGTCACCGCCTGTTTCCCTATTTCTGTAGTGCCACCCATGCCGGAAACAGTCACGCCGGAGGGAGTAATGGTTGTAGTGTCGGGATGGTTTCCTATGCCGACGACGGTGATGTTCTTGAAAACGCTTTGCAGAAAGTCGCGCAGTTTTTCAAGCGATAGTTTCCTGTCCCTGTCGGAGTTCAGGCCCTGCACGATGTAGAGAAGGTCGTTGAGGGTAAGATTGTCCGCTTCTTCAAGCAGCGGTACCGTGGTAATGTTTTCTTCCAGTTCCATGAAATGCTCCTTGAATTAGACGGTGCTTGCGCCGAACGAGACGAAAGGAATCTTGCTCGCCGTGTTGAATATGCCGTTCAGCGGGTCAACGAAATAAATCTTGTTGCCGACTGTCGTTTCCAGGTTCTGGCGCAGCGTGTAGTCATACTGGTAGTTGTAATTTGTTCTGTCCTTGGCTGCGAGCTGTACGCCGACAGACCAAACTTGAACGATGTAGCGCGTATTCCGCTTTATCGTCAATGCGCCTTGCCTCATTTCAATCATGTCGAAAGTGCAGAGTTCTGTCGAGCTGTCGAAATCGACGCCGTAGTGACGCAGCCCCGTGTGTCCGAGCAGGTTTCCTTCCGTGTCGAAAACTCCGATGCAGAGGCATGCGTTGTTCGATGCAAGCGTTCCTGCAAGCGCGATGGTGCATTTTGTAATGGAACCCTGGGCGTCCGATATTCTCATGCTCTGGTAAATCTTGGCGTTGCAGTAGTCGAATGTTTCGCCTTCAACGTCGCCCCAGACAAGTTCTTCCGCGCCCTGCTTGAGCTGGTATGAACCGTAGTTGCTCGTTTCGCTGTCTATGTCCGATTCCGGCAGCGTCGCAAGTTTCGGGTCGCTTTCTCCCGTCAAGTTCACGCCTATTCGCAAAGTGCCGTTTAGGGGCGTGAGAGTGATGGCGTCCCCGTCGGGAACGAGAACATTGGCGAGAAATCCCGCCTCGTCGCCCTGCTGGACGCAGACCTTGTGGTCACTTGCTCCGACTCCTTCCAGTTCACTCAAGGCAACCTTGTAGGTATGGCCAAGGATGCTTACGGCAAAGTACCCGCCCTGTTTGAGGGCTTCGAACGTGCTTGAGTCCAGCTCTAGGATTGTGGTATTTTCTTCTGCCATGGATTCTCCTATAAGACGATGTACTTGCCGTCTTCGGTCATTATCCGTTTCCCAGTTTCTGTCGTGAGATAGTTGTTCTCGATTACGCTTTCTTCAAGCGCGACGGTCACAATCTTCTTTTGCGGATGCTGAACCGTCGCGAGGAACCTGTTTGAACCAGCCAGCTTCAATCCAGCAGCGGGGAGCGCAAGGACGCCAGCAGGCGCCAGCATTTGAAGTACGCGGCGTCGAAGCTGCCTGCCTCGCGGAGTATAGACGAAAAAGATGGCGGGACATTCGTCAAGGAAATGTGGATTCGGGTCGCCCGAAAGGTCACGGGCGTTTTCGATGATGTTGTTCGGCGTCCCTGCGGAGTTCTTCTTGAAGGAAATCTTGAGACGCGCCTTGTACATTTCGTCCGTCTCGCCGGGTTGTCGCGGGATGTTGCGGAACTTTCCGATAAGGTCGAGCCATTCACCTTCCGCCTCGTCGATGTTCGCGAAGTTGGAAAGCCTGAACGCACTATCTTCCAAATCCTGAAAACTGGAAAAGACCTTTCTCAAGAGCGAGAGAAGGTTTGTGGAGTCCCTGTACTGCGTGATTACAAGGTGCTGGATATGCTGCCATAAGTCCGTGATGTGCTGCATGGCGGTTTCCTAGCTTACGAGCGTGACCGTGATGTTTTCTGCCGTGATGGAAACAATCTTGTCTTCGTCTATGGGGACGCGCTCGTCTGTCCAGTGGCGTGGATTGTCCACGCTTGCGACCGTGACCGTGATGGACTCGATGCCCGGAACATTGCTATAGATGGGGGCGCTGATTCTTTGCGGTATCAAGTCCTTTCCCGAAGTGTATTCCTTCTTGGCCCATTCGCAGACGACATTCTTTATGACCTGTTCATAGTCCGATGGCAAGGTTTCTTCGTCATAGACTGTAAAGTCGATGCGAACCAGGTAGGAAATGCCCTGGATGAAGCTGAACTGGACTTGTTGAAGGAAGCCGCTTACGTCGCGAGCCTCGCCGCTGTTGTTGCCGTAGCTCTGTATGCCTGCGGGCTTGCAGTTCCAAATCTTTTGTGCGATGAAGTTCTGGACGGTGTGAGCGCGTGTGCTGTCGTCGAGAATGGCCTGCCAGTCCTTATCGGACGGGTCAATGTCCTCGGTGCTGAAAGTAACCGGGACGAACACAACGAAAGAATGGGCGGGGATTCCGCCGACAGTCTCGTTCTTCGTGTTTTCCTTGAAGGTGATGCCGTCCGTGATGTTTTCTTTCAGGTAGGTCGTCATTCCGTCGGGAGTCGCCAGGCCGTCGAAAGTCGCCGTCTCTATGCGCTGTCTTAGGGATTCGTCCGTTTCTCCCTCGTTTCGTGCAAGCCCTGCGATAGATGCGAGCATATCCAGGAATGTTCCCGTCGCCGTTGAAACGTCGATGTTCGCGCCGACGGTCTGTATCACCTGTGCAAGCTCCGTGTACATGTATGCAAGCAGGTCAACGAACATGCCGTCGGGAGAGGATGGCTCCAGGTTGATAGAGGCGCCAAACACCTCCGTAAAACTGGTGGCGATGGCTTGACGGATTTCGCGGTAGCTCTTGATGGAGATGCCCGATATAGAGTCCACAATGACTGCGTTTATCGCCATCGCTAGAAATCCCCGTTGATGGTTCTGCCGTCGATGCTCTGGACGCTGAATTTTCCAGTAAGGTTTCTTCCGTCTGTCGCGAGGTCTATCGCGATTACGGATTTTACGCCCTTGATTGCCTCGATTTTTTCGCGAATGATGCGCTGGGCTACGTCAAGGTGTGAAACGGGTAAACCGGCTATCTTTTCAAGCCAGGGAACGCCGTGTTCGATGTTGGTGAACGCTTCCCCTTCTTCTGTCTTTAACAGGCAGAGAACAGCCTGCCGCACCTTTTTGGCGATGTTGCCGACGCGGCAGATGTGGTCGCCATCGAGGAAAATATCGTGGGAATTGTCAAGGGCCATTTCATTCATCAGCCCGTAAACTAGATACGCTTTTGCTTGGTGCGCGAATTAAGCCAAATCAACCCAAAAGACACCAAAAGAAGGTGGCTGTTTTGATTTGCTCTTTTCGGAATAGTAAAAAAAGGCCCCCCCGAGCGCTCGGAGGGGCTTGACATGTCGAAATCTGTAAAATAATTCTGAATGTCCCTGCAAGGGGCTTTAAATCTTAATACTTATCTCGGCCAGTTTAGAGCTGGATGCCCATCTGCCTGCCGATTTCTAGTAATAGTTCTTTCGTCTTAGCTTGCTCTGGGGTCGTATCATTCCCTTGCTTGGTCAGACGCTCTATAGGTATAATGCCAAATTTCTTTTCTTGTACAACCTTGTTAGGTTGCTCTTCTAATCTTGGACGCGATAAAGACGTCACTTTCTTCATGCTAACAGTAGGGAGCTTGCGCACCTTTAGTTCTCTCGGAGAAACAATATCCACACAATAAGAAGAATCATTGAATGTTATTCTGAACATTAGAACTTACCATCTATTTCAACAATGGAGGAATAGTCTTTCAGCAAGGGGTGCACCCTTTTCATGAAGGCTAGAACGACCAGTAGCAAATCAAGCTCCAGTTTTTGACGGTTCTGTTCACGAACTTTGACGGATGCCAGCGCCATGTCTAGCCTCAGCCAATCGTATCGCTCATCTGTATTCAAGCGATTTTGAATGAACTTCAGGACTGAATCAAAACCTTCGCTTTTAGCCTGTTCCCAAAGATGAACCTCACGGTCCATCGTTTGGTCCCTATATCTGAACTTGTTCTTTTTCATTCTGTTTCTCTTTATAGCGTCTTTGCGATGAGCCAATCCATGAAGTCGTTGGCCTTTTCCAGGGGGGTACAAATCACGGTGCCAACTACATCGACTGCAGCGCATGCGATTTCATCTCCATGTTCCATGATTTCCTTTGTGGCCGCAGCCATTCCTGCGGTCGCAGCAACTTTGCCAAGCTCCGTGGCAGCTCCAATTATAAAAGCAGGTATTGCCATTGTTTTAACCTATTAGTTGTTGAAAAGCTTCATTGCTTTTCGAAAAGGTAATTTAGCATCCGTTCTTCCCAAAAACAACACCATTTGACAGAACTGTCAAAAAGGTTTTTTGCTAGAATTAGATTTATTGGTGTTGAGCAAAAAAGGAGTAAATTATGCCGAATGAAGGCCCCGTTGATGAACGAATTGAAAAACTTTTTGAGGATAATGGAATACCTATCGCTCTTTCTCCTTTTTGTAAAGGCTATAGTAAGGGCACAAAAAAGAATCCAAAAACAAATGTGATGATTCTTAATTGGGGAAAAGAGGTAAAAGAAAGGTCTTATACCAATGCCAAAACATTTTTCAAAAGTAGGACAATTCGTGAAGAAGATTTGATTGATAACGGTCATGACAATAACATTTTAAAAGATTTGAAAAAAGCTGGGAATATAGTACCAATAAAGAACTTGTTTGAATATGATTTTTTTCTTCGTCCAATGCAAAACGGTTTTTTTAAAGGCATAAAGAAAATTTGGCCATCCGAAAATGAAATAGATGCGATAAAATGTGAATGGAATAATGAACCGGATAAAGAAGAAAAGAAGAACATGCAAGACGACTTTGAACTAGACTTGAAAAAGTCCGTGAAGTTGTTTAAATCTGTGATGGAGATAGCAAAGCCAAATTTGGTTATTATACTCGGAAATACCTTGAAAAGTGTGGTTGAATATGGTTTGAAAACAAATTTGGAGCAGCTTTATAACGATGCGATTTTTGTGGCTGTTCCTTACTCGTATTATGAAATTGGCGTAGTAAATGCGGATTGGTTGATTTTCTTTTCACAATTCGCTGAAAAGAAAAGTATAAAGAATATAAACCTATATTTAGAAAAAAAATATTCTGATTACTGGTTTCCTCTTACATCCATCTTAAAAGATGAATTTTCCAAGAAAGCATCTTTTTCATATAATTTAAATCGCGATGTTTTAAAAAAACTGTTAGAATGGTTGCCAAATGTTTTACCCCACTTTTTCGCGCAAAATCTTAATTTCGTCTTTTTGCAGTTTTTGAAAAGCGTAGATACAATGCTGGAGAAAAACCTTCCTAAACCGGCAGATATAAAGGATATAAAACGGACGGAGAAAGCCCGAAGTGTGAAAGCCGAAAAAAGGCGAAAAACTATTTATGGCGTAAGGGGTTGAGGCCCAGAAGGTGCGCCCTGGGCTGCAGTCGGGTGCATATGCTTGCTGAAAGTGAGCGTCGGCGTGGCAAAATCCGAGCCTTTGACCTTGCCGCGGGCTTCGATTTCCCCGTCGCTCGCGATGTTTCCCGCGCTTGAAATGTCACCGTCCACGTCCAGCTTGCCCGTAATCTTGACATTCTCGGCGTCCAGCGTCACTTCGCTCGCCTTGACAGTTACGTTTCCTTCGCGGTCGATGTTTATAACGGTCGCCGCGCTTTCCTGGATGCGCCTGAATGGAATCGCTAGAAGATTGAGCAGGTCGTTTCCCGAAAAACTTACCGGGTCGTAAGCGGCTTCGTCCCATTTCTCCTTCTTCCAGTTGCGAATGTCCCTGCTGGAGCTGATGCAGAGAACGGTATCGCCCTGGTCGAGTTCATATTCAATGTGGACGGTCTTTGTTCCCGCCCATAGCACGGGGACGTTCTTGATTACCATGAGTTTTCCGTCCTTCATGTTCGGCTCCATCTGCATATTTCGCAGACAGTTCCTCACGCTGGGGCGTACATTGACCGTTCCGTCGCCGTTGACGCTCTCGATGGCGGCGGGAAAGGCCGTCTCGAAATCTTCCATCTTGTTGTCGAAGAAACTGTCAAGCAGTTTCGCGATGCTGTTGGCCATTACCAGTTCACCTCCCTCGCGTCACATTCGACGGTGAAGTCGCTGCCCATGTTGGAGCCTCTGAAAGTACATTCCGTGATGATGAAATCGCCCTTTATCGCCATTGAACCTACGCTGTCGTAGGAGTCGCCCTTGCTTGAGTCCATGCGCACGAATACGTTCGGCGCATACTTGGGCGATATAAGCGCAGTAAAATGGATTTTGCGCGTGCGGTCTATTTCCTTGCTTGGCTTCTTCTGTTGACTGGGTTCGTCCGCCTCGTTCTGCGAGAAAAGATAATAGGACGGGTCGTCCGCGAAGTTGACCTTGTTTAGGCTCTCGTCGCGAATTTCTTCTGCCTGGAGCAATCCGCTTTTGAAGTCCAGCGAAATTTCCTCCACCTCGATGCTCTTTTCGTCGCTATTCACCACAATCATTTCGTTATTGTCGAAATAGAGGTGCAGCCCGAACTTGGGAATAAGAATGTTGTCGCGGAAAGAACAGACCGCCTGTTTGAAGGTGCCGGAAATGCAGAACTCCGTTTCGATGGGCCGGGAAAGCTCCTTCTGGCTTCCGGCGCGTAATGCCGTTCCCGCATAGTCGCAAAGCTCCTGCAAGCATTTTTTGACTGTGGCGGAACTGTCGAATTGGATTGCACAATTCAGCCTTGCAAGCTGGTAGAATGTCCCACGCGCCGAGACGCAGGTAATGACAAGTTCTATGTCGCTGCCGACGCGCCTGGGGACGGCCATGCCGATTTGTCCGACGAATATGTTGCCGACGGTTTCATCCTCGTAGCCAGCCTGGAGAAGGACGCTGTTTCCCTCGCTCATGATGAAGTTTATCGCTTCCGGGGAGGGATTGTAGATGGTGATGGTCGCCTCGTTGTCGTACCACTCGATTGAGCGCGTCACCTCGAACTCTATGTCGAACTGTGAAAAGTCCTTCGAGTTTTGCGAGGTCAGGTTTCCGACGGCGAACTTGCCGACATACAGGTGGATGATGCGTCCGAAAGCCATCAGAGCATCCCCGCCTCTATGAATACGTTTACGTCGTCCTTCGTCAGGTAATGGAGTATATACGCTTTCCCCAGGTTGTCGTGGTTCAGCGGCTCCGCGCAGGTCTTTTCGCGCTTGAAGATTGCAAGCTCGCCGTTTTCGAGGACGTTGTTGTGGGAACGCAGCAGTCGCGAATTGGGAACGAGCCTGATGCCGCATCGCTTGCCGTTGACCGTCTCGAAGTCACCGTACCAGAAGCCGTCGCGCCAGTTCCACAAGAGACGGATGTTGAGCATCGTCCCTTCGATATTCACCTTTTCAACAAGATATGAACCGTTATTCGTATTCACGGGAATCTTAATCACTGGTAGTCCCTCCCGAGCGATTCGTCCATCTTCGCCGCCGCTTCCTGTGCTGTCTCGCTCGCGTCGCCCGATACGTTGCCAGCGTTTGCCTTCCTTGACATGGCCTGCTCTGCGGCTGTATTCTGTTGTGGCGGCTGCGGCGCGTCCCATTCGCCCGTGATGTTGTCGCTCGCGAAGGTGGCTGTGCGTATCTCGCGCAAGGTCATGGAGAACTTGATTGCCTCGCCGTCCTCTGCGCCCCTGTCCGCCTTGAGGTTCTCAATGACCATTTCCTCATAGACTTCCAGGCTGGTAATGACGCGCACCTTCTTGCGGCTCTTTGCGCATTTCGTCAGCACCTCCCACCTGGAAAGCGCCGTGTTCGTGATGGCGGGGGCGTTGTCGATTTCCACGCGGTTTTCTCGCCACGACTTGCCCGTAAGTTCTCCGTTGTCGTCAACGAATCCGGCGGAGGCGTTCAGCGGGTGGTTCGTGAACATTCCCGTAATCTTGACCGTGCGGAGCCGCTGCTGCACATGGTCGCTGATGGTGGACCCGTTTTCCACGGCATGGTCTGTAATGTCGAAATCCAGTTCGTGGCTTTCGTCAATGAGCAGGTCGAAGGGGATGTTCGTATAGATGTAGTTGCCGTCCCCGTCCTTCGTGGCAAGGCCAAATTCCTCGTTGCGCATGAACAGCGAGGCGGGAATGGCGCGTGGCGGGTGGCTGTAGCGTGAATACGCCTGTTGGGCGATGTTGAGTATTCCAATCATAGCGCAAGGGCCTTTACGCCCTCGGCGCGTGTCTTGAAGGTCAGCTGGGACTGGAGAAGCGTTCTCAGGTTCTCCTTTATGAGCTTGGCCATCATGTCGGAATCCGTGGTGATGTTGTTCGTGTAGTCGATGTTGGTGATGTTGGTGTCGCCCTTGGCGCTCTTTGCAGCGGCCTGCATTGCTTTCTGTATCTCCGCTTCCATATCGACGGGAGTGAAGTTTACTTCGGGAGCCGTGCCGTTCCCGTAGCCGTCGGCGCCAAGGTCTGCGCCCTTCATCATGTAGGCGTCGTTGAGCTGCTTTTGCGCGTACTTCTTCGCGGCGTCCTTGTTCTCGTCATAATACCGGGCGACATTGTACTTGCGTTGCAGTTCGCGTGCGGCAAGCGGTACTCCGAGCGTCGCGAAGTCGATGGGCTTTCCCTCGCTGTCGATGAAGTCGCCCTTCTCGTTGACGGCCATTCTCTGCAATCCGTCCATCTCGACGGGCTGCGTTCCGAGAGCCTGGAAGTCGCGGCGGTATGTGCGCAGAAGGTCGGCGAAATAAGTGCCGCTTTCCACCTGTTTCTTTACCTCGGAGGCTCCCTCGATGGCGTTCTGTCGTTCATGTTCCTTCCACGCTTGTTTTATGGCGTTTCCCAGCTTGAAAATCTGTTGCAGCCCCCAGATGGTGGCGGTAAACAGTCCCGCCTTGAGAAGGTTCTGC